AGATGTCGAACTAGACACTGATGACGCAAAAGAGACAACCATACAACTTGAAGAGAAGAAGGAAGAAAAAGACAAAAGACCAAATCTAAATCTAGGAGAAGTAGATTTAGAATATACAGATCATAGTCAAAACAAAAAAGAAAAGATTGATATATCTGTAGAAGAAAAAGAAGAAACAAAAGCAGAAAAACCTGCTGATCAAGAAGATCTATCTTCTTTTAGTGATTCTGTTCAAAAAAGAATAGATAAGCTTACTCGTAAAATGCGTGAAGCAGAAAGACGAGAACAAGCAGCGCTTGATTACGCTCAAGGTTTACAGAAAAAGTACACCGATGCTCAAAAAAAATATCAAGAAATAGATGATAGTTATATTAAACAGTATGACGCTAGAATAGATGCTGAAAAAGATACTGTTAAAAAGAAACTAAAAGATGCTATCGAATCTCAAGACGCAGAAGCAATTATATCTGCTAATGAAGAACTTTCTAGATTAATTGTTGAGAAGGAAAGAGCTAAAGTATCTATAGCAGCAAAAGAAAGACAGAAAAAAGATACAGAACAAAACGAAAAAGAAGCTCAAAATGTTGAACAAAATCAACAAGTTGAAAGAAAAGCAGTAGCACCAAGTACTAAAGCTAAAAAGTGGGCTGAGGAAAATACTTGGTTTGGAAGCGATGAATACATGACTAATACAGCGTTTCAAGTTCATGAAAAACTACAAAGTGAAGGGTTTGACCTGGACAGTGACGAGTATTATAATGAAATCAACAAACAGATGAGGGATATTTATCCTCATAAGTTTGCTGAAGATAAGCAAGAACAGAGAAAGCCCGTCCAAACTGTTGCCTCTGCAAATAGAGGAAAAACTGGACGCAGAACTGTGAAACTCACCAAGTCGCAGGTTGCTATTGCAAAAAAATTAGGGGTGCCACTAGAAGAATACGCAAAATACGTGAAGGAGGCAAATTAGTATGAGCGAAGAAATAAAAAAGACTTCACGCAACTCAGAGTTGAGGTCTAAGGACAAGAGAAAAACTCAATGGGTTCTACCATCTAACTTAGATGCACCACCCGCGCCTGAAGGTTATAAACACCGATGGCTTAGAGCAGAAGCAGGAGGTTTCGTGGACACAGCAAATATGTCTAAGAAACTTAGAGAAGGATATGAACTAGTTAGGGCTGAAGAATTAAAAGAACTAATTGGTGACAATGAATTCCCTGTAATTTCTGAAGGTAAACATTCGGGTGTAATTGGAGTTGGAGGCCTTGTGCTGGCAAGGATACCGATCGAGATTATTAAGCAGCGATCTGCATACTTTAATAGAAAAAGTACGGATCAAATTCAAGCTGTAGATAATGATCTTATGAAGGAACAGCGACCAGAGATGCCGATTAATATTAGTCGACAATCTCGTGTAACTTTTGGTGGTAACAAGAAATAATTTTTTTGTAAAACCATCCAAAAAAATATAAACTAAAAAATGGAGAAAATATAAAATGCCTAACGTACTTGAAAGATTTGGTTTAAGACCAAGTCGACAATTAAACGGTAGCCCATTTATTAATGCTCAAAACAGATACAGAATCGCGTCTGGTAACTCAACTAGTATATTTCAAGGAGATTTGGTAAAACCACTTTCTTCTGGAACTATATCTAGATATGTTACTAACACTTCTGATGCTGTTGTAGGCGTTTTTAATGGTTGTTTTTATACAGATCCAACAACTCAAAAACCAACGTTTAGTAACTTCTATCCAACATCTACAAACGCATCAGACATTACTGCATTTGTAATCGATGGTCCGGATACAGTATTTGAAGTGAATGCTGACGCTGTTTTTGCAGTTGCTGATATCTTTAAAAACTATACAGTAAACAATGTAACAGGAAACACTCAGACAGGTATATCTTTAGTACAATTAGATGTATCTGAATCTGGTACAGCGGGAACATTTGTGGTTCAAGCAATTGATATATCACAAAACCCAAATAACAATGACGTTGCGACATCGAACGCGAATATTATGGTTAGAATTAATAACCATTTCTATCGCCAAGGTGGAACAGGTCTATAATAGGAGAATAAATAATGGCTATATCACGATCACAGCTAGTCAAAGAACTAGAGCCAGGATTGAATGCACTATTCGGCCTGGAATACAGTAGATACGAGAACGAGCACGCAGAAATCTTTATAACTGAAACTTCTGACAGAGCGTTTGAAGAAGAAGTTATGTTAACAGGTTTTAACGGTGCTGAAGTTAAACAAGAAGGTGCTCCAGTAGTATTCGATCAAGCTTCTGAAGCATATACTTCAAGATACACTCATGAAACAATCGCGTTAGCGTTTGCTATCACTGAGGAAGCTATTGAAGATAACCTTTACGATAGACTTGCATCTCGTTATACAAGAGCGTTAGCTAGATCAATGGCTAACACTAAACAAGTTAAAGCAGCGGCTGTATTAAACAATGCGTTTAATTCAGCATTTACAGGTGGGGACGGAAAAGAGCTTATTGCTACTGATCACCCTCTTGCTAACGGTGGAACTTTCAGTAATGAACTTGCTACTGCAGCTGACCTTAACGAAACATCACTAGAGCAATCATTAATCGACATCGCAGCGTTTGTTGACGAAAGAGGATTAAGAATCGCTATCCAAGGTAGAAAATTGATAGTTCCAAAAGAATTACAATTCACTGCGGAGAGAATCTTAAAAACTCCTTTAAGAACAGCAACAGCTGATAACGATATCAATGCAATCAAAAATATGGGAATGATTCCAGAAGGTTATAGAGTTAACCACTTCTTAACTGATACTGACGCATTCTTCATTATGACTGATGCTCCAAATGGTCTAAAACACTTTGTAAGATCGCCAATTAAAACTGCGATTGAAGGTGATTTCGACACAGGTAACGTTAGATTCAAAGCTAGAGAGAGATACGTATTCGGATTCTCTGACCCTAGAGGAATCTTCGGTTCACCAGGAGCTGCATAATACTTTAAATTAAGTAGTTCAATAAAAGGGGCTTGTGTTTACACAGGCCCCTTTTTCTTTTATAATCAATAATATTCTAGATTAATAGTTTTGTAGACTGGCTAGACAGACGGTATAGAGACTACAAAGCTTAACCGCTATACAGGAGAAAAATTATGGCACAAACAACTTTTTCAGGACCAGTAAAATCTTTAGCAGGTTTTATTAGTGCTGGAGTATCAAACTCAGTAACAACAGCAGTAGGAAAAACATTAACTGTTGCAAATGATGCTGGAAAACAAATCTATTACACAAGCACAGCAACAGCAACTTTTACTTTACCTACTGTAAATACAAGTTCACCAAGTGATCCAACTGATCCAAATCAGTCTAACAATTATGGAGCAACTTTTGAATTTGTACTTTCAACAACAGTAACAGGTAGTTTCATTGTAAAAGTAAATAGCAGCAATGACACTGTTGTAGGAACAGCAATTATAGGTGAAGGCACTACAAGCATGGCAGTATTTAGCACAGCAACTGCATCGGACACTATTACCTTAAATGGTACAACTACAGGTGGTGTTGGTGGAGCAAATGTTAAAGCTACAGTGGTTGGAGCAAACAGATACAAAGTAGAAGTAGTATCTGGAGCTACAGGTGCATTAGCTACACCATTTAGTGCTACAGTATAATTAATTTATTTTAGGGGGCTCTACGGAGCTCCTTAAAACATTAAGGAGAAAAAATGAAATCAGACGTAAAACCGGTCGTATGCCTTTCTAGTGAATCAAATAAAGTTTTATTTACTGGTCCTACAAGATTAAGAGGATTTATGGCTCAGTCTACTGGACCTGCTGGAATAGCAATAATTAATGGTTTAGCAAATGCAACAACTGTTAGTGGTTCAGTTAATACACAAGTTTATATTGCTGTAAGTGTTGGCGCAGGTCAAACTGAAGCATTAAATATGGCAGAAGATGGTGTTTTGTATGCCGGAAGAAATGGTGTAGGTATTATTGATGGTATTGGTGTAACAGCTAATACAAGTGCTTTAAACATTACACTATTTATAGATAAATAATGGTTCAAGAAGATATTCTTGATTATCAAGAGTCAGTAATGCAACTCGTTTCAGGAATGAAACGTGGTGGCGATGTAATGCCAGCTAGAAACAAAAAGAATTTTAGACCTACAGAAAAAGGTGCTGGAATGACTCGCGCGGGCGTGCAGGCGTACA